TCTGATGATTTCTTGCCATGTTCACTCCTTTTCATATTATATTATAACACATTTTAGTTAGTTTGTAAAGCGTCTAGTCTAAACTATATTTTGTAGTAACTACATATTTTCTTGCTGGGTTTACCATAATATTCATCTCGGTCATTATTCTCCTTGTTAAAAGAACCTCTGTGCCCATTTCTGTTCTATCATCAATACCAAATGGCTCATCTTTATATAAATCTCCTGCAAAACCAACATCTAATCTTATAACTGGTCTTTCTTCAGTATAATTTCTAATTGATCCTATCTTAACCTTATAAGTTTTTTCTAATGCATAGGTATGTCTTTTGCCTAGTAGAGTAAAAGAAACTTTATCTCCTTTTACTTTTATATCTTCTCCATGAATAACTGACAATACAGAATTGCCTGTATCAAATTTTGCTACCATATCACCCCAAGGTTGAATTGAAACAATCTCTCTGTGGCCACATTCTGTTGGTACTTTATATCTATTTATTTTATCTTGAAAAAATTTAATAACATCTTTTGCAATATTCATACCTGTTGCTTCTTCCATACCTTCTGTTCCTGGAGATGAGTTTACCTCTAACATAAATGGTGGTTCTTTTTCTCTATTCTTACTTGGTATAAAGTCAACAGCAGTCCATAATCCATTAACTGCTTTTGCAGCCTTTAGACTTTCTTCTATTTCTAATTCTGTTAATTTAATCTTTTCTGGTTTAGAACCTTGTGATACATTACTTCTAAAGTCGCCTTCAATAACAGGTCGTTTCATTGTAGCAAGTATCTTATCACCCAGTACTAGAACTCTAACATCATAATCTGTTTTAATATATTCTTGAACTAATAGGTCAGCATCCTCATCTTGTTTATTAATTAACTGTACAATAGAATCTAATCCTCTTTCACTATCAATAAATAAAACACCAACACCTTTACTGCCTCGTAAAGTTTTCATAATTAAAGGAAACTTTATTTCTGCTTCCTCAACTTGTTCTAGTATTGTTTTAGGATTATTTATTAAAACTGATTTAGGTTGTGTTAATCCATAATCAGCAAGTTTTAGTGCTGACCTATATTTGTCAACACAGATACTAATTGTTTGTCTTGAATTTACTAAACACACATTTGCCTTTTCAAGAATTGATATAAAGTCTAACCAACTATCTTTTCTAGTTACACTACCACGAATTATAGCAACTGTATTTTTGTCTATTACAAAACCTTTCTTATCATCTTTATTATGAAATGTGCGAATACCTTCCACAAACTGTGTATATCCAGCTGACAACTGAAATAGATATGATGAAATATTTAACTTATCACATTCATCTTTTAGTCTATTAGCAGTATGAAATTGTTTTGCCTGGTCAGGCTCATCTGTTACAATCAATAATCTAAATTTTTCATTGCCTTTAGCTTCAGATATAAATTCTTTAAACTTCGGTGCTCTCATCTTCTACTTTTTTACCTATGTTATACTTTGCTTGTAAGTCCCATTCACCTTTTTCTTTAAATGATAAAACTTTAATCTGTGATAGAGGTGCTTTCTTTTCTGCAATCTCTTTATTTAATATAGCAACCAATCCCCAATCTCCTAATAACTGAGCGATAGTATTTCTTCGTTCAGTATCATTCTCAGAAAAGTTAGCTACCTTACCATCTAATGCAAATAACTCTTTAAAATGTACTATGAAATATCTACCTTGTTTGTGTAGTATATGACAAGACTGGAATAACTTTTTATCTTTTCTTGATGCAACTCCAATTCTTGTTAATGTTTCTCTAACTTTTAGAAAGTCATCTGGTTCTTTTAACTGTACTTCGAGCATCTTTTCTGGATGCCAACTATTATCTAATTCATTCATTTTGTCCCACCTTTGAATAATCTTTGTTTAATTAATTTCAATTGTTCTTTAGTGAGTAGTTTAAGAGCAGACCTAGCCTTATCCATGTTATAACCATAATACTCTTTTACACACTCAATATCTTCTATTCGCTCAGACCTTAAAAAAGGAGTAAACCTTTTCTTTGCCTTTATACTATTTAGTAGAAATTGAAATTGCATATCTCTATCAACAAAATGATTACGATTCATTTCATTGGCAAGCATTATCGTATCTGAAAAACCAGACAATATCTTATTGACCATAAAAGCAGGATACTTCTTCTCCCACATAGGGTCATCAGAATCCATAAGATTCTTTTTAGTATAATTTATTGCAGGAAGATAATCTTTAAATAAATCGTAAGCCATTATTTAAATTTAACTTGGGACATAAGTTCAGTTAAACACGCCACAAAATTAATCTCTTGGTCTGCAACAAAGGCTGATTTATATTGATAATCAGCAAGAATTAAAACAGCATGAGGTATAGTTTCTGGTTGTAGCGTTTCATAAAGATTATCATATATGGATCTAAAAATTCTAACAGGATCATTATCTAAATTATTCACAACCCACTTTCTCATATCACCAAACTCTTTACCTTTAATATGTGTCATTAAGGTTTTGAGATTTTCGTTACTTATATTAACAAGAATACCAGCATCAATAGAACCACTTACTGAATATCTTTGTAATTCATTAATGAGTTTTCTAAAGTCTGGGAAATGTTTCTTGATTAATTCTGCAAGGACCTTTTCTTCATAGTCAATATTTTGTTCTTTAAGAATAAATACTGCTCTCTCAAATAATTTACTTGCTAATCTAGGCTTATCTTTAGGATTAATTTTAAATTCTATATTTGAAAATCTACTATGTAAAGGTTCTATAATTCTGTTCTTGAAATTACAAGTAAGAATAAATCTACAATTCGCATGAAACTCCTCAATGAAGCCTCTCAATGCAGGTTGTGTAGATTGTGGATTTAGATAATCTGCCTCATCTATTATGACTACTTTTTTACCACCAGATAGTGATACAGTAGAAGCAAAGTTCTTAATCTTGTTTCGTAATACATCAATGCCACCTTCTTCGGAACCATTAATCATAATCCAATCACAATTTAATTGTTCGCAAATTGCTTTCGCAACTGTGGTCTTACCAATGCCTGGTGTACCTGATAATAATAGATTTGTTAATTCACCTTTCTTAATAAAGGATGAAAATAATGTCTTTAATGATGTTGGTAATATACAATCATCTATAGTCTTTGGTCGATATTGCTCGACCCATAAAAAGTCTGTTCTCATACTTCACTCCGTTCATATTATAAATTAAAATTACTTACTAATCGTACTGTCTGGCTCAAGAGCAATCCAGTATTCAATAGATAATTTTTTGTTTTTGAAATGAGATATAGACTTTGAAGATACTGAAACATCATAATCACCTGATATCATTTTTAGATTTTCTACTTTGAAATAGAAAGTATAATCTGCTGTTGCATTTTCTCCTACAACGATATCAAAATTATTTGATGTAGAGTTTTTCTTATCACATACTTTCAATACAACATCGCTACCTTGTTCTCCTACTAATGCAAGGTCAGGTGCTTTAAGTATTGCAGCCATCTTTTTTAGTTGGTCAAGATTTGATTCTGTTAAACTAAAAGTTACATCTGCTTCTGGCATAGTTATATCTTTAGTGGGAGTTACAATTATTGATTTGTCAGAATAAAAGTATTTTGCTTTTGACTTACTGCCTTCTGAAGCAATGGTCATAGATTTATCTTGTAGTGATATTTCAGGTTTGTTTAAACATGAATGTACAGATAAAAATTCGTTAAGGTCGTAGATACCAAATTCTTTCTCAAAGCGCTCTTCGATTGTCGCTTTGGCAAATATGTTTTTCATGGTTGAGATTGTAGATAACTCGTTACCTTCTTTGATTAGTATGTTAGTATTAATCTCAGAAAAGTTTTTAAGTAGAGCTACTGTGTTTTCATTTAATTTCATTATATAATCCTTCAATGTTTTGTTAATATCTTATTGTATCATTTTTAAGGGGCATTGTCAAGCAACACCCCTCACTTATTTTACAATTTATTTTATTTTAATTGTACGAGGTTTCTTTTCCTCAGGAACAATCTTCTCCAGTTCAACTCGAAGCATTCCATCTTTCAATTCAGCAGCGTTTACAACTACTTCGTCAGCAAGTGTAAATCGTTTTGTAAATTGTCGTTTGGAAATACCTCTATGAACGGACTCTTTGCCTTCGTCTTTACCATCTTTTTCAAATGTTGATTTAATTGTTAATTGATTATCAGCATAACCAACTTCAATATCGTTTTTACTGAAGCCTGCAAGTGCCATTTCAATCTGCCAATTAAGGTCATCAACTTTATTAATGTTATAGGGTGGGTAAGATTGGTTTTGACTATGTGTAAATTCTAGTGTGTTACTAAAATGGTCAAAGATGTTATCGAAACCTACAGAGTAGGGTCGTAGTTCGTTCCAAATAGATAAGGTTCTATTCATAAGTATTTCTCCTTTTAAGCGAGTATTAATAATTGATACCTCACAATGAGCATATCAATAATATTTATAATAGTTTTTTACTTCAATTATAAAAAAAGGGGCTCGAAAGCCCCTTGTAATAATTATTTATCTTAATATATAAGATGATTCTGATATAGTGTGTACATTTTGACATTGTGGACATTGTACATCATGTTTTTCCTCTGTTACAGAACCAAATTGCATTTTGATTTCTAACTCTGGCAATTTTTGTCCATAAGCTTCTAATGCTGCTTTTACAGTAATAGGTTTTCTTGAAGTCCTCTTTGAGTCTTTCATCCATGTTGACCAAGTATGAGCAATTCGCATTGAAATAGATTCAGCAGGAAGGCCTTTCTTGTTATCTGATGTTGAAATAAACTTATCAGCAGTATAACCACTAGGTGCTAATTCAGAAAACATGGTTGATAAACTTTTTACATTTAACTCTGTAAATCTATCTTCAAATTTATTCATAAAGTTATTGATTCCAAGATAAAAATAACCAGAAATTAGTCCTGTAGGAAAACTATCTCTAATCAATTTTAAATAACTTTCAATTTTTTTATCAGCTTCAGCCACGCCATGTTCTTTTATTAAAGCGGATCTTGATGAATTGATAACTCCAACTCCATTAATGCCTCTGAACCCAGTATTTTTATTAGTAGGTGATAAACATAATTCTTGAAAAATATTATCAGTAGCAATATTAGGAGAGTCTTTTGCTGTTTTTCCTTTATAACGGTCAACTACAACTGTTTTTTCATAAACATCTTCTGTTGTTGATTTTTTAGACAACCCATTTTTAGAATGATATAGTCCACACTCTACGGCTCTACAATCTTCTAATGTCAATTGACTAGGGTGTCTTATTACATTTACTCGAAGATGACTAATGCCGCTCATGTAAGCAAACAATACTGTATGCCAATGATCCCATACATTTATAGAACCATCTGGTCTTATAGCAACATCAATAGGTCCTGCTAAAGCATGATTAAATTCTCCATCATGTTGGTTAATTATATCACTTACAAGATGTTGACAATCAAAAGGTCTCTGTGGTCGTTTTTGATTGTTTAAGTCCTTTGCAAACTTTTCAATAGGCCAAACATTATTTTCATCGGCACAAAATTGTGACCATGATGTATAATGTTGATCCCAATTTAAACCATTCTTTAAATTTGATGAGTTAGTTCGACAAACTGTTTCTGCCTGTTCGTAGTTTTCCGATGCTAGTGTTTTCCACAAATCTGTATCTAATTCAGCTGTTCTATATGGATTATCGGGATGTTCTTGCGCCCATTTATTTTGAGCGTCAATTAATTTTTGATTTATTCGTTGTACCATAATTCCTCCTTAAGGTTTTATTGGTTGTTTATCCTGTAAACCCTAATGGTCTGTATCGGACAAACTAAAATATTAATAACCAGTAGTGGTTGTGATAATATTTTATTAGTTTAAAAGTAGAAAATCATTTATAATGTTCTACTAGTTTTATTTATAATAGTTTTTTACTTTAACTATAAAAAAGGGGGCAGTTTTTGTATAAGGATACACTGCCCAAACCTTATTTTATCGGTGCCTTTGCGGAAGACACTCTACCTCTTAAATACCAGGACTTACGAGATGCCTGATATTACTATTTATACGATAGTTACTCTTATTGGTTAGAATAAGCGTAAACTTGTTTACCGTATAAAGCTCTGATACCAGCAGCAACGATTTCAGAAGTATTACCTTTTAATACTTTTTTCACGCCTGCAGCTAAAATTGCTTTAGTAGGTGTACCCATACGATATGAGGTACCATTTGATGTTTGATTAATATACACCATATGTCCTTCAGTTCTTAATTGGTCTACCATCGCTCTAGGTGATGTTAAATCAAATTTAGTTCTTAAAGTAGACCAAGTTACTGATTTACCTTTGTTTAAGAGATTTAGTACTCTTTGTTTCTTCGTTAGCTTTGTTGTAGCCATAATATATAAACTCCTTCAAGTTTTAGTGTCGCCGTGTTTATTACATTATATGATATGGGCAACTTATTCATATCAAGTAATTCTTTTATTCGCTTCGCTCTTTTAATCGTTTCTCTTTAGCACAGCGTCTTATGTTCTCTTTCTTTTTTCTTGCTCTCTTTAGTGAAGGTTTTTCAAAGTGTTTTCTTTCTCTCAACTCTTTCATAATACCATCTTTTTGTAATTTCTTTTTAAGGACTCTCAATGCCTTCTCAACATTGTTGCCTCTTACTTCTACTGTTATTGTCATATGTATTTCTTCATGTAATCAACTAACCAAGGGTTATCTACTAGCACAGTAGTTAGACCATTTGATATTGTATTTACTGTTTGTTCTTCTCTTTCACCTAATGTTTCAACTAATCCATACTGATAAACGATACCGTGTAGTATCTCATGTAATAAAGTATTTACTCCGTGTACACTAGGTATTGATCCTTCTTTTAATCCAATTTTTCCTGCTACTTGAAAAAACTCTCCTTGAGCTTCTTCAGTACTTGCAAAAGTATTTGGCCAAAAATCAAATTGATAATTTACATATCCTATTTTGATTGAGTTTGGCAAATCTTTATTTAATTGTTTAATTTCTTTCATATCTATATGGTAACATATTTTCTATTGATTGTCAAGCATGAGTAAAAAGAGAGGGCGTTGACTAGACGCCCCCTCACTACATTATGAAATAGATTTTTAGTAATTAACATTACCGTCCTCACTATCATCGGAATTCATTTCTTCTGCAACAGGATTTCCCCAAGTGGAGACATCTTGTCCGCCATCAACTTTAGTATATAAGTCTAGAAAAGAAGTTTTGGTATCTAACTCAAATCGGTTAGTACATAATTCAATAGCCTTCATCTTATCTTTAAAGATAGAGAATGCTTCTACAATATGAACTAATCGTCTGGTAGATATAATTTCATCTACGCCGCCTTCGTAATAAGTCTTACGAATAATATCTGCCCAAGTAACTAGATTGGCAGCAAAATCAACATCAGATACTTTGGTAAGACCTTTTTCGGTCATAACATTGTTTAAGATTTTTGTTTCAATCTTGTTTGTTGGATAAGATTGTTCAACAGTTATCGGGAATCTTTCAAGGAATGCCTCGTTAAGAATGTTAGTACCGATAAACTTACCATCATCACTACCTTGCCCTTTAGTATTGGCAGTAGCAATAACATTGAAACCTTCAACAGGTTTTACAAACTTGTTTATCTTTTTAAGGAAGACACCGTTGCCTTCTAGTATTGGTTGTAAGCACATAATCTTATTAGATGCTAAATCAATCTCATCTAATAGAAGTAATGCACCTCTTTCCATTGCCTCGATTACAGGACCATTCTGCCAAACAGTTTGACCGTCTTGCAATCTATAACCCCCTAGTAAATCATCCTCATCGGTCTCAATAGTTATATTAACTCTGATACATTCTCTTTTAGTTTGAGCACATGCCTGAGATACATTCATTGTTTTACCATTGCCTGATAAACCAGTAATGAATATTGGATAAAATGTTTTTGATGATACGATTTGTTTGATATCTTTGAAATGTCCCCAAGGAACAAATACATTATCTTTAACAGGTACAATATTACCTGTTAGACTTGAAACAATAAATGCAGCCTGATTTACAATCTCAGTAGCAGGTGCTGTCTGTGTTTTTGGTTGTTCTTCTGTAAGAGGAACATCTTTTAAAGTAGGTGAGAAATCATTACCTTCAATAGGTAAAGAATAAACTCCCCTAGAAACTTTGTAAGTATCAGATTTTAACCAACTTGGATTTTTAATCTTACCTTTTTTAACAAGGTTATTAATTTCGGCCCTAGTAATATCAGTTCTGCCGAAAGTCTTATACAACAATTCAACTTGCTGTATTTGTTCATTATTTAACATAGTCATTTTCCTTTTCATAATATAGTTTTGTATTATTCTTATAAGCTATCATGTATAGAGCAAAAAGTCAAGCATATATACCAGAAATAAACCCTTGTTTTCTGCGAAATATCCATTTTCTTTGTTCTCTATTTGTTCTAATGGGGGTATAAAACCCCCATTTTTGAATGATTTGTGATTACTCACTATCCG